ATTCGTCAACGTAAAGAACGTGATGAAGAAATTAATAAGTTGATGGAACATAATAATCAACTTCAGTCTAAACTAAATACAAAAGAAACTGAAGTTGCTTCAAATGTTAAACAGAATATTGAATTAAGTTCAAAACAAGTTGAGGATAAAATTGAATTAGCTAGAACTGCGTACCTTAATGCTTTTGATGGTGGAGATAAGGAGCAGCTTCTATCAGCACAGGAAATTTTAAATCAAGCCCAATTTGAAAAGCAACGGATTGAAGAAGCACGAACTGCCTTTGATCAATATGAAACCACACAACAGAACCAACAAACGGTTCAACAACAACAAGAAGAATTTCAACCTGAACCTAAAGCAATGAGGTGGGCATCTGAGAATGACTGGTTTGGTCAAGATCAGATAATGACTTACGGAGCTTTAGAAATTGATAAACAATTAAAAGAAGAAGGGTACGATCCTTCTGAAGATGATTTTTATGTAGAAGTGAATAAGAGACTTCAGGATACATTTCCTAATAAGTTTTCAGGGAATACTGAGGAACAAAATTCACAATCCCGTCAGCAGGAAACGTCACCTGCTCAAGTGGTCGCTGGAACGTCACGCTCACCCAGTACTGCCAGTAACCGTAAGGTTAAGTTAAGTCAAGAAGATATTCGACTTGCTAACAAATGGCAGATACCACTTGAAGTATATGCAGCAGAGAAGCTCAAAGTTGATAAGGCTGAAGGCGAATATACTAATGTTGCAACCAATAAGCGTGGAGGATAATAATCATGGCACGTACAGAATCACGTAGTTCACAAGTAAGGGAAAATCAAACTAGAGAAGAAGTTTATACCTTTGAAGAAGAAGATGCCCTAGCAATACCAGAAGAAGTATCAGCTAGGTTTCTAAATCAGGGTATGGTTCTTCGCTGGATACGGGTCCAACTTAGAGGTGCAGATGACTATCAAAATGTCGGTAAGCGTCAACGAGATGGATGGGTGTTCGTAACACCAGATGAAGTCCCTGAAATGTCAACAAGCTCCATCGTGAAGGAGGGAGGTCGCTATGCAGGTACAGTTGTACGGGGTGATGTAGCCCTAGCAAAAATGCCTGAAGGTCGTGCAATAGCGAGAAGGGAGCACTATGAGAATAAGGCTAACGAATTAATGAATGCTGTAAACAGCCAGTTAATGAGTAACAATGATTCTCGTATGCCCATTTATAATAATAGTAAGTCAACTGTATCTAGGGGAAAGAGTCCTAAGTTTCAGGACTAATACTCTAGGATGATTATGGAAGGAGAAAACTAAAATGGATACTAAAGTTTCCGTCTTAGGTGGCTTCAGTCCTGCACGTAATTACGGTTCTACGGCTAACAGTACTGGTATGAAGATACTGCCAATTGCTTCGGGTGATGCCCGTAGTATGTTTAAGGGTGACCTTGTAAAAGTGAGCCTGGGCAATATTGAACCAGTTAGTGCTGCTGCTGATTATGCAGTAGGTGTATTCCAAGGTGTATACTATGAGAGTGATGGTGTACCGACTTGGAATCAGTACTGGCCCGCAAACACATCGGCTACGAATATTCAAGCCAATGTTATTGTGGACCCTGATATGACGTACAACATTATGGCCGATGCCTCGTGTAGTTCGGGAGATATCTACCTAAACTTTGCACTGACTCTGGGTACTGGTAATACCAATACAGGTATTTCAGGCTTTGGGTTGAAAGCGTCAACACGGACTGCTGCTACGGCTCCTCTTAAAGCTGTAGGGGTAGAAGACATCCCTGGTAATGACATTGATGTAGCTACGGAACGTGCGTTCCCGATTATGACAGTTAAGATTCTGCGTAATGAAGTAGCTATGTATGATGTTGCTGCTAGTGTTGTTGGTCCTATTTAAGAGGGAGGATAGAAAATGGCTATTTCAAGAGCTAGTATTGCCAAAGAACTTCTCCCTGGTCTTAATGCCGTATTCGGTCTTGAGTACGGGGAAGTCAACAATGAACATGAGGCACTCTTTGAAGTCGAAAATTCTGATCGTGCTTTTGAAGAGGAAGTAATGTTCACTGGCTTCGCAACCGCACCTGTAAAAGGGGAAGGTTCCGCAGTCAGTTATGATACCGCACAAGAAACCTACGTTTCTCGTTATACCAACGAAACGGTGGCTCTTGCATTCGCAGTTACGGAAGAAGCTATGGAAGACAATCTTTATGATACGTTCTCCAAACTTCGTGCTCGTGGTCTTGCTCGTGCAATGGCGAACACCAAACAGGTGAAAGCTGCTGACGTTTTCAATAACGGCTTCAGCACGGCTCCTGCTTATATTGGTGGCGATGGTGTAGCTTTCTTCAGTGCGTCACATCCAACCGTATCGGCTGGTGTACAGTCTAACGTAGCTGCTGCTGCTGATCTTTCGGAAGCGGCACTAGAGGCTATCATTACGAGTGTTCAGAAGATCAAAGATGATCGTAACATTCTTATTGGTGCCAATGCTGTATCATTGCATATCCCGCCTGATCTGTGGTCAACTGCTGATCAGATTCTCCACTCGCCAGGAACGACTGTTGCTGGTGGCTCTGGTGATGGAACGTATGCCCAGAATAACATTAATGCTATTCGTCACATGGGTATGATTCCAGAAGGGTTCATGGTGAATCGTAGGTTTACGGATACCAATGCGTACTTCATTAAGACTGATGTACCGAATGGTGCTAAAATGTTTGTGCGTGTTCCGCTACAAACTAAGATGGAGCCTGACTTCGACACAGGTAACCTTCGCTTCAAGGCTCGTGAGCGTTATAGCTTCGGGTTCTCTGACTGGCGCAGTTACGTGGGATCGGCTGGTTCTAGCTAAGACCTATAAGAGAGGAGGGGGTTTAATAGCCCCCTCCACTCTACTTTAATGAAGGGAACAACATGGCTACAAATATTAAAACAGCAACGGTTACAGGAAGTGGACAACTTGTAGACTTTTCAACATCAACTGTTCCTACTACAGCTACAGGGGGAATGGGAGATGCTATTGCAGTAGGTACTCGTATACTAGGTATTACGGCTGCTGTAACAGGAACCTGCAATATTACTGATACCTTTACTTCTGTTAATACAACCAAGACTTTAACTCGCATTAAATTTGCTGGTGATAGAGATACTTACTTCGGTGAGCAGGGTGTAAAATTTAAAGGGGTAATTAAAGTATCGGCTCCAACTTCTGCTTCTGTTGTTATGGTATTCTATGGTTAATTATGCCTGATTATGATTATTTGATTACAGATGTAAAAAATACGACAGAGAATGACGGTACAGAATTTACAGCACAACTCCCAAAGATTGTTAATAAGGCAGAAAATAAATTAACTACTGACTTAGACGATCATGGCTTAACCGTATATACATCTATAGCAATCGCATCAGGTAAGGCTGTTGTTACAATTCCTAGTGGTACTCGTATCGTTAGGAATTTCTCCATGACTCAAGATGGGTCAAGGAAGAATATGTTATTGCGTACAATGGAGTTCGTTAATGACTTCTGGCCTGTCAGTGCCAGTACGAGTGCTCCAATCTATTATGCTTATAGAGGTAATACTGAGATAAGAATTGCTCCCACTCCAGCGTCTACACATAATGGTGAGATTATGACAGTGGTTAGACCAACTACTCTTACCTCTACTGGTACAAGTTCAAATTACTTTACAGATTTTTGTTATGATGCTTTGTTCTCTGCCTGTATGGTAGAGGCTTCTTTGTTTATGAAAGACTCTACAGCTACTCAATTGTGGGAAGCTCAATATCAGTATCATATTAATGCTTTGCGTAATCAGGCACGTAGGACTAGACAGGATGATATGGCTGTTAATGCCAGCCCTGCTGGTGGTCCTGATACTCTTATTAAAGGTTCAACCTAATGGCTATTAGTAGGTCTAGTATTGGTAAGGAGATTAAAATGGCAGGAAAGAAAAGAGTAGGACTTAAAAGAGGTGGACAACCAAAACTAGGTTCTGGTGCAAGATTTAAAAATTTAACAACAAAGTTAAAGAAACAGGGGGCCAAAAATCCTAAAGCATTAGCAGCCGCAATAGGACGTAAAAAATATGGACCTAAAAAAATGGCTGCAATGTCTAAAAAAGGGAGGAAAGCATAATGGCTACCAAGGAAGCACTATATAAAGATTCTAAAATACCTGTGGCTAAACCAACAGGACAGGGATTTGGGGCTGCTAAGAAGGGTCCAGCCGTTCACGGCCCTATTCATGCAATTTGTGATTATGACTATCCACAGGGTGAAAGTTTCCCCATAGATCATAACACTACTTATACAAGAGAGGGGAATTAAAATGGGAATTAAAATTGTACCTACTGATGCGGGGACACAAGTAGACACCTTTAAAGAACTAACTAAAAAGAAAAAGAAGAAAAATAAAGATCGTATGTCACACCAAGGTCTATACCCTGCTGAAGAAGCTCGTTCTGGTACGATGTCTGAAAAAGAACGTGCGAAGCATATGAAGAAGGGTGGTCAGGTTAAAAAGAAAAAGAAACAACAGGGCTATACGGATCGTAAGGATGAGTCTATTGCAATGCGTGTAAAGAAGAAGCGCACTAAGAAGCAACTTAAAGATAGTGCAAATGAGTCTTACGGTAAATTTGGAAGTGCAGCTAAAAAGAGCGGTAAGATTAATCGTTCCTCCAGTAAGGGATGGGATGGTAATCACGAAGTTGCCCGCCACTATGACTCGTAAGGAGAAGGATTATGTCTGAGAAAGATCGTAAAAAATTGCAAGACGCATTTAAAGAATTTGAAGCAAAAGGTGGCAAAGTAACAAAGGTTAAACCTGGACGGGCTGGTGGTTTAAAACCTCAAGTAACTCAACCAGGACGTAGAGGACCATCAGGAAAAGGTGGAAGTGTAACTAGTTATACTTTTCCTAAAACGACATCAGCCTCTTCTGAAAAACCTGCTGCTAAGAAAACTCCTAAGAAAACTCCTAAGAAAACTCCTAAGAAAACTTCTGCCCAACAAGCAAGAATAGACGCAAGAAAACATTTTAAGAATCTGAGAAGCAAAACGATTACCGACAAGAAGGCTACAAATGCTGCAAATGCTGCTGCGGCTAAGAAGGCTGCTGCGGCTAAGAAGGCTGCTGCGGCTAAGAAGGCTGCTGCGGCTAAGAA